GGTCGTTCTTGCTCTTCTGGTCAAACGTCTTGACGGCTTCCCGGTATTCCTTGCTGTCGTTGTCGTCGTGGGTGCGGTAAAAGTTGGAATACCACTTTTCAAAAACCGGCTCTAATTCTTCCATGCTCACGGTGACGGCGGGGGCTTCGTCTGCTGCTTTTTCGGCAGCTTTCCGGGTGGCGGTCGCCTTGCGCCATGCTTCCAGCGTGGCAGCTTGTCCGGCGCGGTCGGTTTCGGGAACGGCCATAAATTCGTGCATTGCCTTGCGTTCTGCCTTTTTGAGTTCGGCAACGTCGGCGGCGGGCTTCTTCGTGGTGCGGGGCTTCTTCGGGGCCGGTTTCGTGGGAAGCGGTTCAACGTGAACCAGTTCGGGAAGTTCGTGGTGCTCTTCAACGACGACCGGCGCGGGGCGGGCAACTTCGGCGGCAGCTTTTGCGGCGGCTTCCTTTGCGGCCTTGCGTTCGGCGGCAAGCTGCTTGTTGTAAGCGATGATCTCCGCCGTGGACTTGAACCGGGCTTGCGGCGCGGGGCGGCTGCTTTCAACTTGTAAGCAACTGAAAAGATGGGACTTCGTAGGGTAGTAATGCGGATCGGGTGCGGCTTCCTTGCCCTCTGCCGCGGCCTTTTCGCGCTGCTCTTTGCTGGGCTTCGTGGTGTACTTCCACAAATAGCACTCAGTCAACGCCTTTTCGCCTTTCTTGACGCTCTTGCTCTCTTTCTTCCAGAAGTCGAACGTGTGCAACTCGTCCGCTGCAAACATGATCTCAATGTCCGCGGCGGTGGCGGGCTTTTCGTTGCCGTCCTTGTCAACGATCTTGCAAGATGCAGCAACGGCGGCGATCTCTTCCGGGGTGTGGTGCGCGGTGGCGATCTGGTGCAGCGTGGCCGGGTCAAGACGTTCGGCGGCGGCGCGGATGATCTGTTTGTTCGTCATGGTAAATACTTCCTTTCGTGTTTCGTTTTGTGGATCGTCCCGGCGGTGTGCCGGGGGAATGGGATCGGGTCGCTTTCGTTCGGTGCGGCCCGTCAAGGTATCCGGCGGGGTTCAATCTTCGGTTTCGTCGCAATCGTGGCAATACAGCGCGTCAATAACCTTGTCGTCGCTGAAATCGTCCGGGGTTCCGTTGGCATCGACCACAAGATCGATCCGGTCAAAAATCCGCAAATCGGTTTCACCGTCCACCAGAAAATACCAGTCGTCGCCGTCCAGCGCGTCACTGCACCAGACTTCAATCTGGTTTTTGTTGGTGGCGGTCATGCCTTTCACAATGGCCGGGGCGATATACCGCCCCAAAGGGCCGACTTTGTAGGGACAGGCGGCAGCGGCGCGGGGTGCGCTGGACAGCAGCGCGGCGGCAAGTGCGGCGGCGGTCAAAATTCGTTTCATGGTTGTTTCTCCTTTTCGTTTCGTGGTGTGGCTTTTCGTGCTTTTCCCCGGCTATTGTCGGGGCGTGGGATCGGGTCGCTTTTCGTGGTGCGGCCCGTCAAGGTGTCCGGGGGTCATGCGTAAATTTCATTAAACACTTCGACGGCGTTCCATTGCACCGCCTTTTCACGCTGGGCAGCTTTCGCGGCGTTCTGGTCGCCGCCGTTGGCTTTCAATGCCATATAGAAAGCATCAACAAGGGCGGCTTTTTGCCGTTCGCGTTCCCGATATGCGGCGATCTGTCCAGCGTCATACACCTTGACCGCCCACGATTCATAGTGAATCGGGGTCAATGTTTCATGGTGCAAGCCCTTGCAGCGGTTCAGAACGGCAACGATCTTCCCGGCATCCTCATAAGTTGGGGCGGCGATGATGTAGCAAGGGACAGCGGCGCGGGCTTGCTTCTCGATGTTCCACCGGTGACGGGTGGCAATCTGGTTTATTTTCTTGTCGAATGCGGTCA